ATATCCTATATATTTCGATCATAAAGTAGCAGATAATTATTCATCATTTCCTCTAATATATACTTATGGTATAATACCAAACACTCATAATAAAAATATTATACATTTTTGTAAAAAAAATAGAATACCTTTAAAGGATAGTTTTCATAAATTAGAAAGAGTTTCAATTCTTAAGAATTGTCCTACAGATATAGAATATAATATTCAAAAACCTGCATGTCCTCTACAACCTTATAAAGAAAACTTTAAAAAATACTCTAAAAAAACAACTTCTAATAAAACATATTCTAATAAAACAACTTCTAATAAACCATATTCTAATAAAACAACTTCTAATAAAACATATTAATTATATAGTATTAATATAGAATTGTATGAGCAAAATCCCTCCTGTAGCTACTTGTATAAGAAATACAAGTACTTGGGCTAATCCAATGTCAGAATATAAGTTTGATAATGTCAAGTTTGACAAAGCTCTTATTTTGCGTGATTTACCATTTATGTCTCCTAAAATTGATTCTATGTTGAATAAGATCAAAGAATTGGATGAAATAGATATGCAGACTGAAGGAAAGTATTATAAGCATATAATATATAGCGATGTTTCAGGAACTAATGGTGCAAAAATGGTTGCTTCATGTTTAATAGCAAATGACTTCACACTTATATATAATAATGGAATTTTAAAAAAAGATATTGTTAATTCAGATAAAACATTTGGGTTATTAACATCATCAATAGTATATAAAAAACCTTTATCAGTAAAATTAAAAAAAAATATGATGATATTATTAAATAAAAGACCTGAAAATATAAATGGAAAAAATATGCGTTTTATAATTTTAGATTCAGGTTTCAAGGAAGGGATAGATGTATTTGATGTAAAATATATGCATATTCTAGAACCATTAACAACAAAAGCTGAAAATACGCAAGTTACGGGTAGAGGAACAAGATATTGTGGACAATCAGGATTACCATTTGTACCAAATATAGGATGGGCTTTAAATGTTTATAGATATAATATAAATTATGATGAAAATATGACAGTACATGATTTATATATCAAACATAGCAATCAAAATATAAGTGCTATTAATTTTGTTGCAGATATTGAAGAAATTATGATAGCAGCAGCAGTTGATACTCCATTAACTGATAAAATACATCTTTTAAATGATAATAATAATAGATTTTATAATAGTATAATTAGTAATATTAAGCGCGTTGATTATATTACTACGAAAAATGCAAATAATAAAAACGGAGTACAAAACTTTAGAGGAAAAATATTTACAAATGATGATAATAAAATTAATTGTAGTAAAAAATGTTTTGATATTCTAGAAAAATATAAAGATGCCGATGCTTTATTAATGATTGCTGTACTATTTATTGTAAATAGATACGATTATGATAAATATAACAGTAAGTTTGCAAAAATAAAAAAATACCCTATAAATATTCAAGATACAAGAAACGATAAGTTTTTAAGTGCTTTAATTGAAAGGTTTCCAAAACCAGTATTATGTAATTATATGGATAAACGACAAGAGTTTTGTGATACTATAAATGAGATCTGGGAAAGTCCTATTAAGTTTTTTGATAGAAAAGATGAAAATAAAAACAAACTTGGAAATAAAATCTTAGAAAATTTAGAATATTACTATAAAAAGAAAACATTGAATTCTAATAATTATAATATTGTAAAAAGATATATTAATTCTTTCATAAATCCTATACCTGTACCACCAATCAATAAACTTAAATATGCCGAATTATATAATTATGTATCAAAAAATTATGGAGATTATAAATGGGGAGCTATAGAGGTTAAAAACAAATGTATTCAGGATGATGATTTAGAAAAAAAACAAAGTTCTAAAAAATATGAATTAGTAACATTTTCTAAAACTCAGTTATTTGTACAACACTTTTTGAAACCTCAATCACCTTATAAAGGTATGTTACTTTTTCATAGTGTTGGTTCTGGGAAAACTTGTACTGCTATTGCGACAGCTTCAAACTCTTTTTCACGAGAAGGATATACAATATTATGGGTAACAAGACATACATTAAAAGAAGATATATGGAAAAATATGTTTGAAAAAATATGTAATGTTATAATTCGGGAACGTTTGGAGAATGGCGAAGAATTACCAAAAACAAGAGCGAAACGCATGGAGTTTTTAGGTAAAAATTGGATACAACCAATATCATATAAACAATTTACAAATACAATAAAAGGAAAAAATAAGTTTCATAAAAAATTAGTAGATATAAATGGAGTTCAAGATCCTTTTAGAAAAACATTAATAATTATAGATGAAATACATAAAATATATAGTAGTTCATTGAGTTATTTAGAAAAACCAAATCCTGAAGTATTACAAAAAATGGTTCAAAACTCATATGTAAAGTCTGGTAAAGATTCATTGAAGTTACTTCTGATGACAGCTACGCCAATAACGGATGACCCAATGAGTTCTATTAAAATTCTAAATCTATTACTTGAGAAAGATAAAGATGGTTTATTTCCTGAAAATTTTGATACATTTAAAAAAGAATATTGTAATGAAAATGGATTATTTACAAAAGAAGGAGCACATGGTAAGGGTTTAAATAAAGGTTTTGTAGATAAGGTAGCAGGATTAATTAGTTATATTGATAGAAGTAAAGATCGTAGTCAGTTTGCTTATCCAATAGTAAATGATATTATTCTGAATATAATTTCAAAAGCAAAAGACACCGTTGAATTAGATAAAATAAATGAGGAAATTGAAGTATTAACAGAAGAGAAGTTAAATGTTAAAAAAGAATTAACAAAAGATGATATTAAGAAAGTGAATGCAAAATTAAAGGAATTAGCTCGTAATAAAAAAGCATTAGGTGTTGCGGATAAAGAACCAAAAAATATTATAGACTTTATAAACAAATGTTTTACAAAATAATTTATATCGTGCGTAATTTTTAATATAAGAATTATAAAAAAATTATATAGATATGTATATATTAATATTATATTCTTTCATTGTGTCAATATTAATTTTCGGTATTTTTCATTATGTTGAAACGGTAAACCGAGAAAATAAAGAAATTGACTATGATATTTATAAAGACTTAGTAACATTAAATAACGGTGTTATTTTTTGTTTTTTGAATATTGTTATTTTTGCTATTATTTATTTAGCTTTTGATGAAACAACTGATATATTAGCATTTGTAGGTTTATCAGATTATGATTATGGAAAAATGAATACTATTAATAAAAGTAATATTGTAGACCCTTCTATGTTAAGAAATACTACAGAAGCTATGAAGTCTGGATTTGAACCTTATAATAGTTGTTGTGATAGTGAAGATAGTAGTTCTGATTCTTCGTCTGTTTCTTGAAACACTAATTAATTTTTATTATTTTTAATAAGTTATATTAAATATATTTTGAGTACATAATTAATTATTTAGAAAGATTTAAAAAGTTTTAAGAATATTTAGAAAATAAAAAGATTATGTACTCATTTTCCTTAAGTAGCATAATATACTATGATATCATAATTTATTTTTAATAAGTTATATTAAAAATATTTTGAGTACATAATTAATTATTTAGAAGGATTTAAAAAGTTTTAAGATTTTTAAGAAAATAAAAAGATTATGTACTCATTTTCCTTAAGTAGCATAATATGCTAATAGATCATAAAGAATATTCTTTTTTATAAGTGAATATATTCTGAGTACATAATTAATTATTTAGAAAGATTTAAAAAGTTTTAAGAATTTTAAGAAAATAAAAAGATTATGTACTCATTTTCCTTAAGTAGTATAATATGCTAAGTGAATCACAATTTATTTTTATTAAATTATAAGTGAATATATTTTGAGTACATAATTTTATTTTTAGAAAGATTTAAAAAGTTTTAAGAATTTTAAGAAAATAAAAAGATTATTTAGAAAGATTTAAAAAGTTTTAAGAATATTTAGAAAATAAAAAGATTATGTACTCATTTTCATTAAGTTGCATAATATACTAAGTGAATCACAATTTATTTTTATTAAATTATAAGTGTATATATTTTGAGTACATAATTAATTATTTAGAAAGATTTAAAAAGATTTAAGAATTTTAAGAAAATAAAAAGATTATGTACTCATTTTCCTTAAGTAGCATAACATACTATGATATCATAAAGAATATACTTTTTTTATAAGTGAATATATTTTGAGTACATAATTAATTATTTAGAAAAGTTTTAGAGATTTAAAGAATTTTAAGAAAATAAAAAGATTATGTACTCGTTTTCCTTAAGTAGCATAATATAATAAGAGATAATAAAGAATATTCTTTTTCATAAAAGATTATCATTTGAGTACATAATTTTATTTTTAGAAAGATTTAAAAAGTTTTAATAATTTTAAGAAAATAAAAAGATTATGTACTCGTTTTCCTTAAGTAGCATAACATACTATGATATCATAAAGAATATACTTTTTTTATAAGTGAATATATTTTGAGTACATAATTTTATTTTTAGAAAGATTTAAAAAGATTTAAGAATTTTAAGAAAATAAAAAGTTTTAAGAATTTTAAGAAAATAAAAAGATTATGTACTCATTTTCCTTAAGTAGCATAACATACTATGATATCATAAAGAATATACTTTTTTTATAAGTGAATATATTTTGAGTACATAATTTTATTTTTAGAAAGATTTAAAAAGTTTTAAGAATTTTAAGAAAATAAAAAGATTATGTACTCATTTTCCTTAAGTAGCATAATATGCTAAGAGATCATAAAGAATATACTTTTTTATAAGTGAATATATTTTGAGTACATAATTAATTATTTAGGAAGTTTTAAAAGGTTTTAAGTAGTGTAATATGCTATGAGATTACTATTTATTTTCATAATTTTATAAGATAATATATTTTGAGTACATAATTAATTTTATAGAAAAGTTTCGGAAGTTTTAATAATATTGAGAAAAATAATTAATTATGTACTCGTTTTTCTTAAGTAGCATAATATACAAAGAAATTATAAAGAATATCCTTTTTAATAAGAGAATATTTTTTGAGTACATAATTAATTACTTAGAAATGTTTTGAAGTTTTTAAGTAGCATAACATACTAAGTAATTACTATATATTTTAAATAAGATTATAAGAGATTATCATTTGAGTACATAATTAATTATCTATAGAACTTTAAAAAGTTTTAAAAAGTTTTAGAAAATAAAAAGATTATGTACTCGTTTTCCTTAAGTAGCATAATATACGACTATATCATATTTTAAAAGTATAAAAAATATATACTTTATTTAATCTAAGTATTAATAACAGTTTTAGGATCAATATTAACAGTTTTTAACATTCTTTTATATAGTGAAAGATTAAAATTTGGAATACTACAATTTTCATATTCTTTAATTACTGTATCTTTAATACACATTTTTTGAGCCAACTGTTTCTGCGTTATATTCATAATTTTTCTACCATCTATTATTGCTTGCGCATAAATACGTGTCATTTTTGTCAATTTAGGAATATCATCTTCTAACAGTTGGCGCAACTCTTTAAATCCTGAAGGATTTTCTTTAACAGGTTTATTATTACTTTTAGTTATAACAACAGGCGTCCAATCTTGGAAATTTGTATTCATTTTATTAATAAACGTAATTATTATTTATATATAAAAAATGACAACTAATTTAATTATAAATAATAAAATGGAAGATAAATATAATGAAGAATTAATACAAAAAGTAGGGAATTTCATTAATGATAAATATACTAATTACTATAGTATTCCAAAAAAATATAAATATATTTATAGTGTATATAAACCACCATCTTGTGGGATTAAAAGAAAGAACGATTCCAAAACTGATGAATATTAAAAAGTGATTAATATGTAATATTTAATATCCTCGAATTATATAGAATAATGAAAAAAGAATTAGAATATGCTGAATTAGACTATAACTCAAATGTTAGTAATCCACCTCCTCCAAAAAATGCTGGATTATATACTGGAGATGTACTTTTTGATAAAAAACCATGGGGAAATAACTATAAAATACCTCATATAAATCCAGATGCTGTAGAATATACCGCACAATTTTACGCCAGTCATCATATACCATCATATAATAGACCAGGTAATAATAATGTATCTTCTGATAAATTCAGAAAATATTTAGAAAATCAAACAGATGATAATTATAATTTTAGTTGTTATGTCAATAACATCAATGGGTGATGTTTTTTAATCAAATCTTTATGTTTTGCGAGTGTATCGCAAATATATTTATATGTTTCATCTACTTGTTCGAATGTAACACCACCAGTTATCAATACACTACCACTTTCAAATAAAGCACCTGTTACTTTTTTACAATCACCTATATTTTTTCCTGTTCCTTTACCATAACAATTTTTAGGACAAGAACATATTCCGTTACACTTAATATTACATTCGTTCCAAAAATATTCTAATTTAACACCTTGATAAATACCTGGTTGAAAAGAACACTTATTATTATATTCATTACCAATAAATAATTTATGAACTTCTCTTCTTTTTATTTCAAAACCTGTTGTAAGTTCTTGATCTGAATAAACTTTAAAGTCTGTATTAATCATTCTAATCTTACAATTTTGATATTTCAAATCAAGAACATAATCCTCAGAATTATTAACAATAATATTTTTATCTGTATTATTATAAATATATTTAATACTGTCAATAATTTTATTAACAATAGTTTCAGTATCTAATACATCTTTTATTCCTGTAAGTTGAATATTACCATTCTTAAATATTTTAATATTAGGAATATATTTATCACGAAATCTATAAATAACAGTAACTTGATTATCAAATCTATTTTTTTTCATTTTATCTTTTTTACTTTTTCTTCTTTTCTTAGGATAAACTCCTTTTGATACATCAACCCCTTCTTTCAAAAATTGAGCCCATACAAATGTATTATCTACATCTGGAGTATCTGAAATTATCATATTGTCGAATAATATCCCTAAATTAATATTGATATCATTCCCTCCTATATTCGCATTACAGGTTATAGTAGAGATTCTATATGGTGAAAAGTAGATTTCAGTCATATTTTCTTATATATATAAATTGATATTCTTATATCATTTTTTATTAAAAAACGGATTAATGGTCTTATTATCCGTCTTAATATGCATATTATCTGTTATGTTCTTAAGATATGAAGTATTAACTATTTCATAATTATAATTTGTTAATATCATAGGAGGTAAATTTAATAAATGCGTTTTATCGTTTGTTAAATGTCCTTTACGAAACTCATCTATAGTCATTGGACCATTGAATATATTGAGTAAAAGTCTTGAAGGTGCCGGTCTAACAGGATTTAAAACACCAAAATGTTTACTTAACATTTGTATTAAACTGTTTATTTCCCACACTTTATCACTTCCACAATGAGTTGAAAAGTTATAAGCATTAGCACATTCGAGAGAACAAAAGTTACCAAATAATATATATGTACCAGATTTAACATTATATTTATAAGGCATTCCATAAGTTCTATTATTTATTTTATGACAACACCAATAACAATTATTACATGTATTAGTTATATTATCCGTATATTCATTATTAGACGAATACTCTTTATTCGTATCAGTATCATTAATTATATTATCTTGAATATTATTATATGTATTTAATTCATTTAAATAAAAACAATTAGGTTCGTACGGTTCAGGATTTTCTAATATTTCTGTGTCAATATTTTCATTCATTTTTGACATTTGAAAATCTGATATTGGTAACTGAAGTATAATATCTTCATTGTCTACAAGAATAACATCTTTAACCATTGTATTCAATAAGTTTTTTTTCTTCTTTATATTTATTGTTTTATCGTCTATTACTTTTGCTTTACGAGGCATATTTATATAATAACTATTAAATATAATAACAACTATATTATTTATATCTATTTATTATCAAAAAAGTCTTTGAAATAGGAAATACTATTTATTAATTCTTTATTAATTTTAATACTTGGTTGCTCTGTTTTTTCTTTGAAAACTACATTACTTGATGACTTTATACATTTATCTTTTATTTCATTTATTTCTCTATTTAAAGAGTTTATTGTGTCAATCAAATATTTAATAATATACCCTGCTAATAAAATTACAATTATTGCAAATAAATCCATTATATACTTATTAAAAAAACAACATTATAAATTACACAAATTTTAGACTTGCTCCACCATTAATAACAGATAATACATTTATTTCTTTTATAAATATATTAACATCATATTTTATATTTTCGGGTCTACCAGTTATTACCGCAATTTGATTACTAATACCATTATATAAAACATCATTACTATAATCATTTAATTCAATATGAAGTGCTGTTGTTATTTTAGAATTATTATAAGAACCAGATGTATTTATTTTTTCAGGAAATAATGCAAATGAATAACAATAAATACCAGTTCTCGGAATATTTGTATGATTATAATATGGTTGTATCTGATTATAGAAGTTAGCATCATAATCTACACGGTCAGTTTGATTAAGCCACTTAATAGATGCTCTTTTAAGAATACCCATACTCTCATTATATACATGAGAAGCTGTATAATTAGTATAATTATTGAAATTATCAATTATATCACTTCTTTTAATCGTCCATATTATTTCTTTAATGTGATTATTAGCATTTGATATGTTATACTTATTATCAGTTCCATCGCCTGTAGCAATTTTAACTGTATCTATTACATAATCTATAGTATTAGTTTCCATTAATATTCTACTTCTTTCTATTGTATCCAAAAATACATATGTTAAATGTAATTTATTATTCACATCGAAAGGATTTGAAAGAGGTGTGTTTTTTATGAAATTATAAATATTTATATTCGCTGAATGAATTATATTATATAATTTACTACTAACAAAAACATTCAAAATATTACTCCATACTTTATATAAACCCTCAATTGCTTTTTTATTTGTTTCTACAACTAATCTAACCTCGTTATTAGCAAGTTTTAATAAAGGTAATGCTAATGACGGATTTCTTGTAAACCAAAAATGCAAAGGTACTTGTATTTCTCTACCTTTAATACTTGGTATTGTTTCCTGTAATGTTCTAACTGGATATGTTATATTATATAATTTATTGTTAATAAGAGTATATTTTGCTTGAAAACTATATGGATTTATCATTTCATCAATATTTCCAATTAATTTATTATATATTATACCATCACTACTTGTTAATTCATTCCATATATTCATCCATTCTCCATATATAGATTCTATTTTATTCCCTGCAATTTCAATATCAGCTCTATAAATATAATTAAATCCAAGATTATCAACCCATTTAAATTTCAATTCATTACTTGAATATATATCAGGTATTTTAAAACTAAGAAAAATATTACTTAACAAATCTCCATGTCTTTTAATATCATATGTCATTATAGCAGTAGACATTAACCCATTATTACCATTATTAATTGGTGATATTTCAAGATTTTCCATCGAAAAATTAGTATGTTTTTTATAAACATATTTATAGTAATTAATACATGAATTTGTTAATATATATTCGTCCATTGGATGTCCTGTAATGACTAATTGCATTAATCCTCCGCCCATTTTATTATATTAATACTATTACTATTATAATATTTTATCATTATCTTATATATACATTTAAACTTTAGTTTCTTTTTCTATAAATGATTTTATAGAATCATAAGTTCTATTACCATTATATGACTTTACGATTTCATCATCTTTTATAAGAATAAAAGAAGGATATCCTGTTATATTGAACTTTTCAACTCTATCCATCTTATCTTTTCTATTATATTTTTCCAATGTAACATTATCCCATTTTTTTGATTTGAGACTTTCCCAAACTTTTGATTCATTGAACTCCGTGCAATGACCACAACCGTCCATATAGTAATATTCTAATGTATATACATTATTACTGTAAAAATTTTCATATACATTATTGTAATTTATAAACATTAATATTGTTACCGTTAATAAAACAATAATAGCAATAAATACACCTTTTGCATTCAATACTTTCATAATATCTCCTAACCCATTCTTTTTAAACATTTTACGCTCTATAAAACAATATCAGAAAATAAAATAATCATCGCAATGATTAACAAGATCTTTATATTCTTTTATTATATTATTCTTATCACAATATGGCGTGAATGTTACTAAATTATAGAACATTTTTTTATATTTAATGTTTATTTCTTTAATAAAATTAATAAAAAAGTCTTCATTTATTAAAAAAACTCTTTTATCTAAAGAATCATAATCAATATCTTCAAAATTATATATTTTATATACACTATAGTTTTTTTTATCTAATAATTCCTCGTAAAAGTCTATATTATCTTTACATACTATTATAGTACGGTAAATTGAATGAAGACCATATATATTTTCTAAATTAATTATAAAGTTTTCTGTATCTACACAGCGATCATTCATAATATTCATTAATATTATATTATATATTATATATATTTGCTTTATGTAATATATATATAAGATTATTTATATAATATATTATATAATGACTGATAAAATTGTAAAAATAAAATTGTCAAACTTTCAAAATAAATATAATGATAAATACGAAATACCTTTGGATATTATGGATAAAGCCGATGTATTAAAAAAAAAATATAGTTGTTTCAATTCATTTTATGATCCTAAAATGATATTGGCTAAAAAAGTTTATAATAAAAAAGATAAAGAACATGATGTCAAGAATAAAAGTAGATTCCATATAATCATACCTGACTTTACGAATAACTCTATGATAAAAAGAAATTTAATTGGATATCTTAATAAATTAACGCTCAAAAACAAAGAAATAATTTATGAAAAAATAAAGGTTATAATTAATGTAAATAATAACGAAGAGTTTTTTAATTTAGTATGGGGATATACTAAATTAAACGATGATAAAATATATTTTGATATATTTTATTTTTTTGAAAAAGTATTCTTATCTGAAATGATAGAAAAAATGTGGAAAACTTATAATGACGATGAAGAATGGAAACCTCCACAATATATATACGATAATAATTTATTACTTCTTAACGATGAATATGAATTATATTGTAATTATATAAAATGGAAAAAGTGTATAAATAATATAAATAAAATATGGACTATTATAAAAAAAGATGAAATATCGGATTTATTAAATAGAATATATTCATATATGTTAGAAATTATAATTGAAGGAACGGTACATAAATATATAATAGACATATTTATGGATCAATTATACAAAATATTACAAATTATAAGATCTGATGAAATTATTAATAAAATAAAAAATTTGGATACAACAAAATATAATACTTCTACAAAATTTATAATTTATAATATTATTGATTTATAATAATAATTTCCATATAATATTATTGATTTATAATAATAATAATTTCTATATAATAGTATAGAGTAAGAATAAGTAATTATGAAAGTAGTAGAAAACAATCTGTCATTTTACAGTAGTGTCATTATTCAAATGATTTTTGCAATATTATTAATTATAATA